CGTGAAATCGACGCCAAAATGATGAAGGAGGGGAAATTCAGCCCTCGGACAGCCGAATACTTCAAGGAATTGGACAAGCGGCTCCACGACGAGCTGCCGAGGCTGCGGACCAAGGTCAAAACGGCTGGATTGATCGCGACATTCGCCGGCGCAAAGCCCCAGCCTGACACGCGGCGCGGTGACGCCAGACCATCCGCGGCCCTGCCGGCGCAACCACGCCAATCCAGTGCTGAGGCGCCAAAATCCAAGACCAAAGTCGTGCTCACCGCCGCGGATCTGGAGAACATGCGCAATTTCAAGATGGATCCGACCAATCCGAAACACCTGCAGCGGTACGCGCGGGAAAAAATTGCCCAAGGAGACTGACATGGTAAAAACGACAAGTGCCGAACGCTCGGTGCACGCTTCCAGAGAGGAAGAAATGCGCGAGGAAACCGTCCATGACGAGGAAGAGGTTGTCTGGGAGCAGAATCTTGCCTTACAGGCCCCGGCGCCGAGGAAAGGCTTCCGCCAGCGCTTCATCCGGGTCATGCTCCAAGGCAAGGACGATCATACGAACATCTCCAAGAAGCTGCGTGACGGCTGGAAGCCAAGGGAAGTCGCCACTTTGCCCAAAAACTATGACGTCCCAATCATCGAATCCGGGAGGTTCAGCGGTTTCATCGGCATCCAAGGTGGAGTCCTGATGGAAATGCCGGAAAAACGCGCGCAAGCCAGAGAGAAGTTCTACGCCAAATTGACGCGCGGTCGGACCCAGGCTTTGGACTCCCAACTGCAGCAGGTCGGACGGGTAGCCGGGGGTCGTGGGTTCGGCCCGATCGAGGCGGACAAGAAATCCGTCCCGGTGCGTGAAGTAAGGGTTGCCCCGGACGAGGAATAATAAGTTGACTTTCTGGTTTTTGTAGCCGATAGTACTAATACTGTCGAGATTCCGACACATCACCGCGGCCGGGTGGCGCGCGGGCGGACCTTCGGGTCACGCGCAGCACGAGTCTAGCCGGAACTTCCGGTCAGTCTGCGCTCAATCTTTGAGCAACGCAGTTCTGAAATCGGAGGTTTGCAATGGCAAACGCTGATGCCTATATGGGCTTCCAGCCCATGGGGCACGTCTACAACTCTCGAATCTCCACCAGGAAGTTCGAGATTGCTTCCGGCTACGCGGTGAATATTTTCACCGGCGACACCGTAGTCCTCACCACCGGCAAGCTCGCTATCGGAGCGGTCAATTCCGCTGTACTGCTCGGCGTCTTCGCCGGCTGTCAGTTTCTCGATGCTTCCGGTGTTCCCGGGGCACGTTTCTCCCCCTACTGGCCTGCCAGCACGGTAACAACCGGCGCGGTAGCGGCCATCGCTCATGTCTGGTGCGATCCCGGCATCATCTATCGCTGCCAAAGCGATACGACCACGGCCTACGTCGATGCCACGCACCTGATGACCTACGCCGACTGCATCCTGACGCACGCTGGTTCGACCCTGACCGGGATCTCCGGCATGGAGTTGGATCTGGCCGCGGAAAGCGATGCGCAATTCCAAGTCCTCGGTCTGATCGACGAGCCCGGTAACGCCGTGGGCGTGAATGCGAAGCTTGCTGTTCGCCTTCGCAAATCCATGTTTGCAACCAATTAGGAGGCGATCATGGCAATGAATCGTGCACAATTCAAGAAACAACTCCAAGACGGACTCAACTCGGTCTTCGGACTCGAGTACGACCGGCACCCGGAGCGGTGGCGTCACTACATGGATGTCGAAACCGAGAGCCAGAAGTCCTACGTCGAGGACGTGATGCTCGCCGGGTTCGGCGCCGCCCAAGTCAAGCAGGAAGGGGCCGGGGTTTCCTACGACACGACTTCGGAAACCTACACGGCACGGTACATCTTCGAGACGATCGCCCTTGCCTTTGCGATTACCGAGGAAGCCGAGGAAGACAACCTGTACGGCTCCATCGGCGCCCGTCTCTCCAAAGCCCTCGCCCGGTCCATGCAGCACACCAAGGCCGTGCGGAACGCGGACATCATCAACAACGGGTTCAATGTTTCATACCCCGGTGGTGATGCAGTCGCTCTTTTCAGCGTCTCGCACCCGGTCAAGATGGGCGGGGTCCAGGCCAACAGACCGGCTACCGGCACCGACCTCATGGAGTCCTCGCTCGAGGACATGCTGATCCTGATCGGCACCGCTCTGGACGACCGCGGCATCCCCGTCGCGCTCTCCCCGGTCCGCCTGGGTATCCCGGTGCAGTTGAAGTTCGTCGCCCAACGAGTGCTCTACTCGAACCTGCAGTCCGACTCGGCCGAGAACAACGTCAACGCCGTGAAAGACATGGGCATCCTCCAAGGCGGCTTCGTCGCCGACGAGCGCTTCACCGACCCGGATGTCTGGTTCATCAAAACCGACTGCCCGGATGGCTTGAAGCATATCGTGCGGAAGGCGGTGATGAAGAGGGTCGAGGGCGATTTTGAGACGGGCAACATGCGTTACAAAGCACGTGAAAGATTTATCCAAGGATGGTCGGATTGGCGGGGAGCCTATGGATCTCCGGGGATTTAGGTAGCGGATTTATAAAGGAAAACTTAATTCTTGACCTTCTACTGAAACTGGTATATCCTTGGATATATCAGCGTAAGTAGGGGGCCAAGATGAGAGTTTGCAGCATAGAAGGATGCGGCAGGGAGCACTACGGTAAAGACTACTGCCGTCGTCATTATAAGTGGTACGTCGAGTACGGCCACACTGAGGCTCAGAACACGAGATGCGAGATCTGCAGCACCGAACTGACCGGGAAAAGGATCGGAAGACGATTCTGCGGACTCTCGTGCCAAATGAAGTGGCATCGGCAGTCCGGGTGCTATACGCCGGAGCGGGTCAAAGCGTCGCGCGGTATATGCAAGATCGATGGTTGCGACAATCCAGTAAAGGCGAAAGGTTTTTGTTCCGTACATGCAATGCGCGAGTGGCGACACGGAGACGCGAATACGCCAATTCGTACAACGGTGCCATGCACGATTCAAGGTTGCCTGGAAAACGGTGGCTATCACGGTCTCTGCAAGCGGCACTATTCGCAGCAATACCTACGGGACCATCGCGCAGAATACAATGCCAGGAACAGCGCTCGCCGGGCCGGCCTGAGATCGGCGACACCGGCATGGTTGACCAAGGAAGATTGGGCCGAGATTCGCCTGATCTACCGTCAGTGCTTGAAAATCACCATTGCAACCGGGGTAGAGCACCACGTCGATCACGTCTTCCCCCTCAATGGTCATGGAATCTGCGGTCTTCATGTTCCTTGGAACCTTCAGGTTCTGCCGTGGCAGGAGAATCAGGCCAAGAGCAATGGCTACGGGGACGACGTTCCAACCGTCAAAGTCTGGTCGAACGAGGAACGGGCGGAACTCTCGAAGATTGCGCTCGGGCGCGACCAGACTCCGTTTCGCACCCCGGAATTTCGCGCGCAGGTCGGTGCCATCTCGAAAGCCGCCTGGGAAGACCCCGCCTACCGCGAGCGCATGGCAGTTTCGCGCGCAGCAACGGCGGCGACAGACTCCGAACGCTCCCGCAAATCCGCGGCGACCAAAGCCGCCTGGGCGGACCCGGAGCGAAAGGCAGCACGGGCGGCGGTGATCAGCGCTGCACGTCTTGGGCAGCCGAATGCCGTCATCTGGGACGATTCCAGGCGTCAGGCGCAGTCCGACAAGATGAAGGCTGTCTTGGCCTCACCCGAGGCGAAGGCGCAGCGCAGCGCGGCCATGCGGGCCCGTTGGGCCAATCCAAAACAGAGGGCGGCGATTCTCGCTTCTCGCAAGTCGTAACCAGCGCGCGGCCGTCCTTCGCGCCTTTCCCGGGCGCGTGGGCCGCACGTTCCTTTTCGCTGTCGGCTGGGCGTCAACCTGTGTATCTCCGCATGGCCGGCTTGATCTAGGAGATTTGACATGACACGTTTTCCGCACGGTATTTCCAGTATGGGCATTCCAGTGCTTGGTGGAGCGGGGATCCCGTTCACCGGCACGTACTACTTCGTCAAGCCGTCGACGGGGTCCGACAGCAATTCAGGGCTAGAACCAGGCAAGGCGCTCAAGACGCTTGCTCAAGCTCAGACGAAGGCCACGGCAAATAAGAACGACGTGGTGTACCTGATTGCCGAGAGCAACACGGCGGCGGATACCACGGATTACCAGTCCGCGACGCTGACATGGGCGAAAGATCTGGTCCACCTGATAGGCATCGGAGCACCATCGATCGTCAGTCAGCGCTCGCGGA